CTTTTTCTAACATCGATGTTCCGTATGGTAGTTTTCTATCATCTCCAAGTATTCTGAAGTGACCAACCTCCCAAGTATTGAACTCCATATTTTTTTCTTTCCAAACAAACTTCAAGGCATCGTTTTCCATTTCTTGAGAATATTTGTCAGGCTGAAATCTCATACCTTTTTCTAACCTTTCAATTTGAATGTTAGGTAACTGTTGACACCCAACAATTCCCTTTTCAGGATCCAACTTTAGGTATATAAAATTATCCCCAAACTTACAGGTGTTTCTAGTCCACATAGGTAAGTTTGTATTAATGTCCATTTTGTTAATAAATAAATCTGTTAGTACAGATTTTATTCTTTTTGATTCTGAATAAACTTTTAATATATGTCCGTCTTGATCGGGGGTGGTTGATTCTTCTGCATATATGTCTAATGCTGCAGAAATTTCTGGAGTATACTCCATGGACTCGTAATCGTAATATGAAGCCATTCTTGTTGGTTCATAATATACCGCTTGTTGGTATAAATTACTTTCCACTTTCTGCCATTGTTTACCAATGTACATTGTTTGTTGAGCTTGTAGTTTTTCTTTTTCAAACTCACCCTTATCTGTTGTTTTTAATAACTCTTTTTTGTCAAATTTAAATACAGGGGATTGTTGATCCATAGTTGAATTAGGTCCAAAAGCCTTACTTAATCTTTGCCAAACAGTATATTTTTCTTGTGCCATATTACATATTTTTTAAAAAGTAGTATCGTTTAATTTAAATTAAACCCTTTTACCACCGAATAACCATAAATAGTTTTCATAATCACTTTTAGTTGCTTGATTCCTTCCGTACCCAAAATTATTGTTTGGGTCAACGGGTAATCCGGGATTAAAATTCTGTGAAGATTCTTTAAATGTGTTAGTTTCTGTTGTCCAAGAATCAATCATCGCCTTTGCTTGTTGTGTAGATTTTTCTAATTGTGCAAATGACGTTTCACCAACATATATAGCCATAGCCAATGACATTATTAAGTCATCATGTTGTCCTTTTTGGTGATCAGGTCTTCCGTTTATATAAACAAAGGTGTTTAATTCGTTAAAAAGTCTTTGTGACCTTAACGCAAAGTCAAACCTTAATGCCTCCTCAAAGGCTTGAACTATTAAAACCCTTTTAGCGTTAAAGTTAATTCCCGGTATCTTTTCTTGTGATTTGGGATCCCATTTCCATTTATCTGCAGGGTTTATACCATCAATATATAAATTCTTATAACCTAATTCTTGTAATTTTCTTGAGGTAGATACACCCATACCTCCGGTAATATCGACAACAATAAATGAATTATACATTGTTGCCCATTTAAATGCTATTTCTGCTAAAATATCAGTAGGAACTTTTCCAATATATTCCAAAACCTGTTCTCTATCATCAAAATCGATTATAATTATAGTACTAAAATCTTCACTATCCCCTCTTGAAACATCGACACCCATAATATAACGATGTCCGGCAATTGGTTCTTTCCATTGCCAAAGAGCCCCACCCATAAATTTATTCTCAGGTTCTCTAATATAATTTTCTTTAATTTTTTTCATTGTTTCTGCAGGAATAACATTATCCCCTGATCCTAAAAAATTACATTCAAGTTCTTGTGATATCTTTCTTTTATCAAACTTTAACTTTTTAGCCATAGCTTCAAACCATGAACTATACGCCTTATAACCTTCCTGTTCTACTTTTTTCTTTATCTCTTGAAAATCCCTATCACTTACTTTAATATCTGAATAATCAAGGGTTATTTCATTGTCTTTATAATCCGCCCTATTAAGCATGTAATGAACAATATCATTACATTTAATTAGTTTTAAATCTTTAGAATACCTTGGATCCCTAAACCAATACATTTCTGTAATTTTAAAGTCATTCATACCTTTAACTGCTTGACTATAAATTGAATAATAAATCGGATCAAAACCGTTTGGTGTTGAGATTACAATCACTTTACCTCCTGTTGAAAGGGAAGCCATACAAGCAGACCAAAAGTCTTCATCTGCGTTAATATACGCCGCCTCATCAAAAATTAATATTGTTGGTGTATATCCCCTTAAGGCATCCTTTGATGTTGCCACCGCTTTTACTTCACAACCGTTTGTTAATTTAAAATGTCTTTGTGAATTTTTTTCGGCAGAAAATGTAACACCTAACCATTTAGGCCATTGTTCAACAAAAGCACGAACCTTATTCGCCATTTCAACGGCAGTATCCATTTTATTTGCAATGATAAGAATCTTTTCTGGTTTCTCTTTACGGGCAAAAACCAATCTTTTTGATGCCCATGCAGAGGTTACGGTTGATACGCCAGCCTGTCTGTATTTTAACGCGATATTTTCTTCCGAAGAATCGTAATCATTAACCAAGGTTACTTGATCATTAAAAAGTTCTAATGGTACGTATTTAGATTGTGTATTATCGTATGTTTGTAGATAGGTTTTTAATGCGTATGGTGTGTCTTTTACGCATTTAGCATATTCTAATAATATTTGTTCTTTTGATAAAGACATTCATTATCTTTTATATTTTTTAATTGTATTCAATAATTCAAATTTAGTAATGTTTGGGTGAATGTGACTATCAATTAATTTTATTATGCTTTCTTCAAGTTTTTTAATATCTTCCTTATTAACTTTTTCAGTTGTTTTTTTCTTATTTTTTAATTCGTCGTCCGATGTTTTAGCAAAATCACCAACTTGTTTTTTTGTCATAGAATTAACAACATTTTTTACTTTTTCTCTATAACTTTTTGGTATGTCTTTTAGTTTTTTATCTCCTTTTTCTACAGAATAGGCGGCACCCATTAATCCTCTTTGTTTTTTAGAGACTGCTTTTTCGGTAACTTCACCTTCTTTTGTTGTTGTAACAGTACCGTCTTGATTAAGAGTAACATTCAAATCCTCATCTTTAGTAAAGGTTTTACCTTTAACCTCATCTTGACTATATGTGGTTGATGTGGTTGTTTTTGTTATAGCCTCCTTGGGCTCCATTTTAGATTTTTTTATTTTTTCATATAATAAACCAATCTGAGAATAATTCATTTTCTCAAGAGTATTAATAGAAACCCCTTCTTTTAGAAGGAAAGCCATTTTAGGATTCATATGCTTCATCACTAACTAAATTTTTTTCCCATTTTAATACGATATCTCTCTCGTATAATTTATTTTCAACACTTTCGACAGATTCTCCGTATTGAAAAACCAATCGTTTTCTTTTATTTATTAAAATTTCATCACTATCTGATCTTTCCCAAGCCAATGATATCACACCATCTATCGCATCATAAACACCAAAAAAATCAGAATTTTGTATTAAGTTTAAATTAATTTCTGAATTTTTTAAAACACCAACTTTTTTTATATAGTTTACGTCAGGAGGAAAAGGTTTACCGGCAGCCGGCTCAGCATCCCAATCTTCACCCCAAACATCGTCAACGTCAGAAAAAATAAATTCATATAAATTATCACCCTTGTAGTTTGGACCTAATTCATTTACATAAACTAAATTCATAAAATTCTACCGTTTGGTGTTACTTTTATTTGTTTACCTTTTAATGAAAAAACTAAATTCTCTTTATTTGTTTTACCAACAAATTTTATATTTGTATTTTCAGAGAATAGTTTTTTAGCAACCATTTCTTGTTTTGATGTCTCAGAAAGATTTTCTATTTCTTTACTTACCTTTGTTCTTTTTATTTTTTCATTTATAAAATCTCTTTTTCTTTTTTCTTCTAAGATTGGTTTCTCATTTTCATTAATTTTAAAATATTTGGTTAAAACTTTCTCGACTCTTGATTCTGCAAATGTTTCTTCAGGTGATGGTGCAGGTAATTCTTCACCACCTAAACCTTCAGGTTCACCTGACATTAGATCGGAACCCATACCAAATTCATCTTCGCCACCTAAATCTAAATCACCTTCTTCACCCATTCCGTAATCCTCAAAAGAATCAAATTTATCTAAAATATCTTCTTTATCGTCTTCATCTAATTTTGATAAATCTATAGCTGATAAAATAGAATTAACAACATATTTTATGTCTTGAGAATCCATACCTTTATCCTTATCAAATGATCTTATTTTTTGACTTAGTCTACCTGTTAATTTTTGGATAGTTTTTAATCCTACAGGACCACCTTCATCACCTTCTTCTCCACCCATTGGTGTCATTCCTTCTTCTCCACCCATAGGTACTCCTAAATCCGCTGGAGGTAATCCTTCTCCTCCACCCATTGGTGGCATTCCTAAATCTGCAGGTGGCATTCCTTCTTCTCCACCCATTGGTGGCATTGGTGCCCCTAAATCTGCAGGTGGCATTCCTTCTTCTCCACCCATTGGTGGTATTGGTGGCATTCCTTCTTCTCCACCCATTGGTGGCATTGGTGCCCCTAAATCTGCGGGCGGTGCAGGTGGTGGTGGCATTGGTGCCCCTAAATCTGCGGGCGGTGCAGGTGGTGGTG